GAGGGTATTCCAGGACGAAATAGGTAAGTACATGGCACAAGGAGCGGGCGTAGGTTTCACAAACGAACTTGGAAATGTCGAAGAAGACATAAATAAGAGCCTGGGAACACTTACAAAGAACGTAGCAAAGATTACACCGATAACAGAAGTTAAGCAGAGTGCGAAAGTAGTAGCGCTGAACAATAGAGTAGATACTACACAATTTACGGACAATTCAGAGAAGACCGTAATAGTAGAAATTACGAATATTACAGAGCTTGACGGAAAAGAGATAGCACGAAAGACAACGAAGCGAGTAGTTAAGAACGTAACGAAAGAACAGAAAAATAAGCAGAAAGCGAAAGGGGCGGCATAATGAACGGAGTATATTATACAATATACAACAATATTAGGGACAGAGACGCGGGCGTTAAGCCCGTGAGCCGCCCTAATATCCCTACAGCAGAACAGGAGTACGACGAGATAAAAGTACCGGGAAGGGACGGGAATTTATACAGAAAAAAAGGAACATTAAAAGATATTCCCATTGAGATTACTTATAACTTCCTGTCAGACGACCCGGAAGACTGGGCGGAAGATTTCAGAAGCATAAAACGGCGATTCCTTAAGGAAAGTACAGGTATGCTTATGTTTTCAGACGACCCGGGCTATTATTACAAAGTGAAGAAAATTGATATAGGGACAAACGAGCGCTTAGCGAAGCGTATCGGGAAATTCCAGGTAACATTTACTTGTGAAGGCTATATGTATCTGATAGAAGGAGCAGAAACCAGGAACTTAAGCGATACACTGTATAATGCTTTTGAAGAGTGCAAACCAGTGTATGAGATCGCGGGGGACGGCGTATGTACACTTACTGTAAACGGTACGGAAGTTACGGCGAATATCGGCGGAAAGCTGGTTATAGATACCGGGCTGAAACTTTGCTACACGGCGTTGAAGGAAACGGCAAACAGACGGCTTACCGGGTATTATGAAGACCTGTATTTAAAAGAAGGGGAAAATACATTTAGTGTAAGCCCTGGATTTACAGTTAAGATAAAACCTAACTGGCGGTGCAGATAAATGATAGAGGTATACGTTAAAGGCAATGAGGACTACGGAAGTAACGGAGATATGACCTTAACGCCGACTACGTGCGAAGTAGAACTTACTGTAGAAGGAGTGGCAGAGCTTACCTTAGAACACTCTATAGACGACCTGGGGCGTTGGGAATACCTGGTAACTGATAATGTGATAGCAGCACCTACGCCATACTCAAAGAAGCAGCTTTTTAGAATCTATGATTATACAAAGACTGAGACAGAAGTAACGGCTTATGCAAGGCATGTTTTCTATGATTCTGCCGGAGAAATGCTGGTAGATGTAAGACCGACGGACAAGACCGGGCAAGAAGCGTTAGATATAATCTTAAGCGGTACGAAGTACAAGGCGAAGACAAATATTAAAACGCGATCCACAGCCTACTATATCCGTAAAAACATCATGGAAGCAATTGGCGGGGACGATGAAAACAGCTTTATAAATCGCTGGGGCGGCGAAAGAATGTATGATAATTTTACTGTTATCATAAATGATCGCCTGGGTGGGGACTATGGAGCGTGCGCAGAGTTTGGGCGGAATATGACAGGGATAGAAGCGGACATAAGTATAGACGATGTAGTAACGCGAATTATCCCGGTATCATACAACGGGCACACCCTGGAAGGGGAAGAACCGTGGATAGATAGCCCGCTCATTGGAAGCTATGCAAATCCCAGGGCAGCAGTTATTAAATTTGAAGATGTTAAGTTACTGGAAGATTGCCAGGAAGGGGAAGAAGGATTTAGTACGCTGGAACTTTTAAGGGAAGAACTTAAAAGACGGTGCACAAAAGAGTATGAAAACGGGCTTGATAAGCCGAAAGTAAATTATAAAGTAGACCTGGTAGAAGTTGCGAATACGGAAGACTATAAAGACTACAAGAAATTAACAACAATAGGAATAGGCGACGACGTATTAACAAAGGACAGAAAGCTTAAGATAAATGTAACGGCAAGATGTATAAGGCTTGTGTACGACTGCATAGAGGAAGAAAACGCAGAAGTTGAGCTAGGGAACTTTATAGAAAATTATTTTGACAAGACAACCAGCGCGGCAGATATTATACAGAAAGTAACCAGGGAAGACGGGACGCTTAAGGCAGAAGAAGTATACGGTAAAATCGACGCTGTAAAGGCACAATTAAAAGCCCAGCGCGACATATCGCAACCTTCAGAAGTAAGGGCGGTAATATTTGAAGACCTGGTAGAAGGAAGCCCAACTTACGGGGCTATGTCTATCGGTACAATGGGCTTCTGTATTGCATCAGAACGTACAGCAGACGGGAAAGACTGGGATTGGAAGACCTTTGGAACTGGTAGCGGTTTCTATGCTGATTATATATGTGTCGGGCAGCTTGACGGAGCGCTTATAAAAGCAGATAGCATACAAGCGGAATCTATCAGCATCAACTATAAAAAGTCGGTGGAAACCCATATAAGCGAAGCGGTAAACACTGTAGAGAGAAACTATAAAAATGATATCGACGGGCTTAAAAGCGATTTCAAGAAAACCTACACTACTTTTCAGTATGTAGACGAAACAGCGGGAAACCTGGCAAATGAAGCAGAAAGCAACGCGAACAGCTATACGGAAGAAAAACTTAAGAAGTATGTTACTACGGTCGAAATGGGGACATCAATAAACCAGACAGCAGAAGAGATTAAGACCGAAGCGAGCAAGAAGTATACAACGTATAAGTATGTAGATGATTCCGCCGGAGCAGCAGAAACAAACGCAAAAGGGTATGCGGATACTGTAGGAGCAGGAGCAAAGAGTTATACAGACGAAAAGCTTAAGAAATATGTTACTACTACAGAAATGAATACGGCAATAAGTCAGACGGCGGAACAGATCAAGACCGAAGCGAGTAAAACTTATACCAGTTTTCAGTATGTAGATGAAACGGCGGGAAACCTGGCAAGCGAAGCAGAAGCAAACGCAAAAGGGTATGCAGATAAGGTAGGCACAGGGGCGAACAGCTACGCCGATACAGTGGGAACAAATGCGAAAAACTACGCGGACACAAAGGCAAATAAGGCTTTGACAGATGCAAAAGCCGACACGGACGAAAAGCTTAAGAAATATGTAACACAGGTTAGTATGAATACGGCTATAGATCAGTCGGCAGAATCAGTAAAAACATATGCAAAAAAAGCAGTAAACGAACTGAAACATAACTATGTAGAAAATGGAACTTTTGAAAGTGGAAACTTAGACGGATGGGACTTAAGTGATAACAATAATATTAAAGCTATAAACGATGAATACTTAGGGAATGTAGCAAGTATTACAAGGGGAACGTCTAACATTTACATGCGCCAAAGCTGGAAATTGAAAGCTGGAACATATACGGTAAGGTTCAAAGCTGGGGCGAACTTAAGAAGCATAAGCAAAGCAAGAATTAGAGTTTCGCTTGGTGGAACAAGTTATTATACAAAAGCCGGAGAGCTGGACGACGAAGTATTTAAGCAGTACGAAACGGAGATAACTATAAGCGCAGCGGGGACAAAGTACCTTTATGTGTATAACTATGTGGATAACACGACGGTTTATATTAAAGATGTGGAAGTACTGGGTAAATACGAAGATCATGCAGAAGCACAATTTACAGTAGCAAATGGCGCTATCGAAGCAGAGGTAAAAAGAGCGGAAGGCATAGAAGACGAACTTAGAAGTGCTATAAAAGTAAATGCAAATAACATAACGAGCAAAGTAGAAAAAGGGGATATGGGAAGTTATGTGACGCAATATTACAATAATGTGCTGGTTGCATTTAATAATAGTTCTAAGTATGTGCAAATTTCAGCCGGACAGATCGCTATTTACAATGGAGAAGTAACAACAAAAGGCAAACGAGCAGTATTTAACCAGTCGGGAAATTCATTCTATAGGGATAATTATTTTGTAGGGCGAATAGGTACAAATGAGTGGAAGAGCAATAGTGCGCATAAAGGGCTTACGTTTGATTTGGAATACCAGGGGAAGTATATGGCGTGGGCGCAAGAAGAAAGTAGCAGCGCGACAAGTTACGATACGATTTTATGCTATTCGAGAGCGAATAGCATTTATACAGAAAAGGGCTTACATTTTGGTTGTAATGTGTACGCACATGGTTGGAATTTGTATAACGCCGATCTAAGAAACACATCATACGACGGCTATAGCAGCTGGACGGGGGAAATTCCGATAATAACAAAGATACAGGCGAATAGTGATGGCACTATTACGTGGTGGAGTTCATCAATAACTGTAAGAAATGGCGGCATAACAAGCGCCCCGAGAAGCTAGGAGAAAATATGGAAGAAGATAGATACTTAAAGGTTAATGAAGCGGAAAAGCCGAAAGAAGAAGAAAGCCCGGTAATAGAAAAAACCACGGTAAGACTTTTCAATACAGAAGCGGGCGAAATGAAAGTGGAAGAGGAAAAAGAAGTAGTATGAGCAAAGAAGAAGTAAAGACAGAAAGACACACAGAAACAAAA